CCCGCCGATATTGACAGTAGCTGTTCTTTCATCCATATCTCAAAACCTCCTATTACCCTGCGCCGCCTGTGTCAGATATCTGATCCGCATAGGTCGGCTCATAGACCTCATCGTACCAGCCCGTAATAACCGTAGGAGACACACCGGAGTCATCTTCGGACACCTCCGCTTTCCAGGGGTGTTTGCCCTGGCCGTCCACCTTATTGCGGCGGGTCACCGTCCCTTCGATGGAAGGGGTGGAAAACTCAATGCTTTCGCCCTTGGTAGTCAGGTTGGTGGCGGGGATGCCGAAGATCACACGGTACAGCCAGAAATAGCGGTACTTGCCGTTTGCTTTCTTGGCCCGGAAGCCGATGGCAACCGGAGCGCCGCCGTCCTCCGATGCGGAGATCAGGACGCCGTTTTCATCGATCACCGCCCCGGTCAGGTCTTCCGCCACGCTTTTCCCAATATCGTCCACACCCAGCGTCAGCGTCCCGCTCTGGAACTCCTTCACGACCTCCGCCGCGCCATCGTCCGCGTACAGCGTAGCTTCCGCCAGTTCCACGGAAAGCTCGGCGGTCATGGCTTTTGCCAAAGCCACAGGGGCGGCGTAAGTCTCATCGCCGTTTTCACCCTCGGTAATCTTCGAGTAGAAAAGTTTATCAAGGCCAATGGTAGCCATAGTTCATTCCTCCAATCCATACAGTTTTGCCACGTCAATGGCATAGTGGTGGTAGCCGGTATCGTCCTCATGGCCGATGTACCGCCTGTCCGTAATCACAAAATCAGCGGCAAGGAGCGCATTTGAAAGCTGCCCCTTCCGCATCAGATAGTTCCCTTTGGAGAACAGGGAGAGCCGCGCCTCCTGGGTTTCATACCCCGGCAGGTTATCTGCGTGAAGTTCATAGGTATCCGCCAAAGGCGTGACCACCACATATTCCTCCGGCGGCTCCCCGGAGAACACGCCCGTCTCCACAGGCAGGCCGCAGCCGGTAACCGCGGACTTGATTTCCGAAAGCACGTTCAAATCTTCTCCACCTCCTCGTCCAGCTTCGCCTTCATGGCATTGATACAGGCATTCCGGGAGGAGGAACGGGCCGGTTTTAAGAACGGTTTTGCGGGCTGGCCGCTTTTTCCGTATTCCAGGATGGTGGCGATCTTGGCGTTGCTGTCGCCGTCCGACCTCGGCTCGGAAAAGCCAACCTTCACATTGAAGTCCCCGTTCTTATCCTGCAGGGCGGGAGATGTGCCAAGGGAGCGGAGAAGCTCCCCGGTGCTTCTGGACTCGTACTTCGTCCCGCTGCCGATAACCGACTGCAGGTTGGAGCGTACCTTGTCCTCCACAACCTCCGCGCCCGCTTCCAGCACCTTCGGGAGAATCTCATCAGTTTTATCCGCCAGCCGGGATACCTTCATCAGGAAATCCTCCGGCATCCTCCATGTCGCTTTAGCCACCTGGTTTCACCTCCTGTACCAGTACTTCCAGATACATCCCCCTTCCTTTGACATCCTCCACCGAAGTAATCTCAAAGGTATGCCCGTCGCAGAGAATGCGCATATCGGTTGTGACCGTGACGCCGGGTATCACGCGGAATTGGAAAAGGTCGGTGGCGGTGGAAAAGGACGCCATGTTGGCCCATTTCTCGCTGCCATGCCGGCCTTCCCGGTAAGCGCGTACCTCTGCCACGGTCACATTCGTTTCCGTCTTAAAGCCCTCATCATCCTGCGTGAACTGTTTTTCCACAATGGTGATGAAGGTGTTCATCTTTCCAAAGCTCATACTCACACCTTCCATTCCCGGTCGAGCCGAAGCAGAAGGTTGACTGTGTTCCAAACCTGCTGACCGGCCTGCACATTGTCTGCGAAAAAGCCGCCCGTGGAACCGTCCCTGGACTCATAGAAATGCGATACCAGCATAATCACCGCCTGTTCGGTAGTGGCCGGCATCGCATTCTCCGTGTAATAGCCCTCCTGGATATGCTGGTAGCTCTCCGCGTAGGAAACAGCGGCGGTGATGTAGCTCTGCAAAAGCGCGTCATCCGCTGAATGCTCCAGAATCAGGTTTGCTTTGACTTTTTCCAGCAGAGTGTCCATCCCCGCCGCCTCCTTCCTTAACTGGATGCCATCAGGCCCGCCGCCTTCAGCTTGGCCAGCAGGCCGTTGAAATCAGAAACCAGAGTGGAAACATCCTCCGCAACGCTGTCGGCCTGGGTTGCCGCTTGGGGAACCTCAGCGGCGGGCAAACCGGTAACAGAAGCCCCCTCCTTGATTTCGAGGGTGCCTCCGATCACCCACTTATCGCCGCCCTGTTCCATGTAGTTCTTTCCGTTGTAGCTCATCTGTCAACCCTCCCTTACGATGCTTTCTGTACCAGCACCTTGACAGCCTCCGGCAGGATCATCTTGCCGTCCACGCGCTGGGAAGCGAGGAAGCCCACCTGGCCGTTTGCCGCATACAGTTCGTTCAGGCGCTTGAAGGAGCGCCCCTGGCGGTCCGCGATCCAGTAGTAGCTGAAATCACCGAAAGCGATGGTCTTCGCGCTGGCGGCGATGGCGGGCATATAGGCCGAGGTGCGCACAGGTCTGCCCAGGATGGTATCCGGCGTTCCGGCAGTCAGGGAAGGCTGCCACAGGTACTGGCCGCTGCCATCTTTCAGTTTACGGACTGCCTTGATGGTGGAATCGTTCAGCACCCACACAGCGTTGCGGCGGTAAGGCGATTTCAGGGAGTAGAACAGGTCGATCAGTTCATCGGCGGTAATGGCGGTGGCAGACGCAGCTGTGATGCCGGTCTCTGCGCCGCCGCTGGCTGCCAGGATGCCCAGGGGCTTTCCGGAGCCGTCCCCGGTAAAGAAGGCTTCCTCCTCCTTGGCGCCGATGCGGCGGGCAAACTCACGGGAGATGTAGCTTTCCAGGTCAAAGACGCTGTCGTTCAAGAGTTCCTCAGAAACCTTGATCATCGTCCCCAACTTGTACGCCCCGATGGATACCTGGCTGAAGGAATCATCGCTCTCGGTGTAAGCGCCTTCCTCATCAATCCAGGAGGCAGTTCCCTTGGTCGCCACCACGGGGATCTTGCGGTCTCCGCTGGAAGTCTGGATCACCCTGGCAAGCTGGCGGAATACATTCTCCTCTTCCAGTGCTTCCACCAGGGTGCGCTCATATTCGTCCGGCACCAGATAGCCGCCCTCGGAATCCGTACCAATCTGCAGCGCATTCACCACAGAGGGCATCGGAGCCTTGGAACGCATCATGTTCCAGAAGTTCTGGCGGTACTCATCGGTGGCGCGCCCGGTCTTTGCATCCTCCTTGCCGCTCATGGGTTTACCCGTCAGGGGCTTGTTCACAGGGCGGTTCAGTTCTGCCTCCAGCGCCTCCTGACGTTCCAGGCGGGCGATCTCCTTGCCCAGGTCGGTGATCTCCTGCTCCATGCGGGTATAGGCGGCGTCATCCTCGGCGGACAGGACGCCCTTATCGTTTCTGTGGGAATCCAGAAAGGCTTTCGCAGCTTCCCAGGCTTTGGCGCGCTTCTCGCGCAGTTCAAGAATCGTCATAGTGGTATCCTCCTTAATGTTTCAAAAGATTGAGCCGCTCGTAGAGACTGTCTACGGAGCGGCCCTTGGGTTTGGAATCTTCGGTTTTCTTAGGGTTGGTTTTACACTTTGCCGCGATCTTATCCATCAGGGAATTGACCACAGCGGCTTTGGAATACAGCATGGAAACCGCAGGCGGCTCCATATCCTCTGACACTTCAGAGCGTGTCATGATTTCATCGGCAAAGCCAAGCTCCACCGCCTTGTTCGCGTCCATCCAGGTTTCCGCGTCCATCAGGTGGGACAGCTTGGCGCGGGACAGCCCGGTCTTAATCTCATAGGCGTTAATGATGGAATCCTTCACACTGCCAAGCATCTCGATGGCTTTCTGCATCTCTGCGGTGTCACCCATGGCCACTGTCATGGGATTGTGGATCATCATCATGGACACCGGCGATACCAGCACCTTCGTGCCCGCCATAGCAATCACACTTGCTGCAGATGCCGCAATGCCATCGATCTTGACCGTAACGTTGTGTGGATAATCCATGAGCATATTGTAGATCTGGGCCGCAGCCACGCAGTCCCCGCCGGGGCTGTTGATCCAGACCGTGATATCTCCACTGCCGCCCATCAGTTCCTCCTTGAAAAGCTGTGGCGTGATGTCATCGTCAAACCAGCTTTCCTCGGCGATGGTGCCGTTGAGGAACAGCGTCCGTTCCGCCGGAGCTGTCTCCGTCGCCGCCTGGTTCTTCCACTTCCAGAACTTCTTCATCGGGGTTTTCCTCCTTTCCGTCATTGCTCGTTTCGGTATTTGCAAAAGCCCCGGCGTTTCCAAGCGGGAGCATATTGCCGTTGATCAGGTACAGGTCGCCGCCCTCCTCGGCAGGGATGCGGTCCATGTTCTCCAGTTCCCGGATGTCATTGGCGCTCATCCAGCCATTCTGCCTTGCGGTAGCGTAGCCAGACATCCTGCTGGCATAATCGCCCCGGAGCAGCCCTTCCACGTTGAATTTGGCAAAATACCGTTTCTTTTCCTCCGGGGAAAAGAGCGTCCGCTGGATAGACTGCTCCCAGCGCACCAGCCAGGGCTCCAGCGTGTATTTCACGAACTCCAGCGACTGCTGCTCAATGTTGGAGAAGCTGGACTTTTCCAGGTCGCCCACCATATGGGGCGGCACCCGGAAGATACGGGCAATCTCATTGATCTGGAACTTCCGCGTTTCCAGAAACTGCGCCTGTTCCGGCGAGATGCCGATAGGTGTGTATTTCATGCCCTCCTCCAGCACGGCGATCTTATTGCTGTTGCCGCTGCCGCCGAAGGTGGACTGCCAGCTCTCCCGTACCCGCTGAGGGTCTTTGATTGTCCCAGGATGCTCCAGCACGCCGCCGGGAGCCGCACCGTTAGCAAAGAACTTCGCCCCGTATTCCTCACAGGCAATCGCCATGCCGATGGCGTTCTTCGCCATAGCGATGGGGGAATAGCCCACCAGCCCGTCAAAGCCAAGCCCTGGGATGTGCAGCACATCGGAGGGATGCAGCCGGACAAGACTGCCTTTGACCGTAGGTGCGTCATCCATGCTGACGGTGTATTCGTAATAAAGCTGTCCCTTGCTGTCACGATCCACCGTCATCCGGTCCGGCATCAGGGGATAGAGGGCGATCACTTCGCCCTTGCCGTTTCGGATGATCTGGGCGTAGGCGTTGCCCCACAGGAGCAGGTGCGTCATGAGCGTTTCCCGGAATACGAAGGAACTCATCTCCGGGTTCGGCTCGTCATGCAGCAAAAGATACAGCGGATGGTCGATGGCTTTCTCCTTGCCGCCGTCCTCTTTATAGCGGTAAAGGTGCAGAGGTAAGCCAGCAACAGCCTCCGCCAGAATGCGGACGCAGGAATACACCGCCGTCATCTGCATTGCGGAACGTTCATTGACCCGCTTGCCAGCGGAGCTTCCGCCAAAGAAAAAACTGTAGGCGCTGCCTGTTGTGCGGTTCTGTGGCTTATCCCTGGAACGGAAAAGCCCGGAAAAGATACCCATATCAAATCACCATCCTTTCAGATAAACAAAAGGCCCCGGCTGTCATAAACCGAAGCGCCTGTATCGTTGCCACAGCGGATCGCACGGTCAAGCCCCATGATGGTGGCGATTGCCCCGTCAATCTTCTCTGTGGATTTTTCCTTGTCCGCTTTGATATTGCCGGCCGGGTCGGTACGGATGAAGATGTTGTCCATCATCCACCGCAGCACCGGATGCCCGCCGTGGGCGATTTTCTCCTCCAGCACCAGCTTCATCAGTTCCTTTGTCGGTGGGGACATATCCTTGAATCCCTGCCCGAAGGGAACTACCGTAAAGCCCATGCCCTCCAGGTTCTGCACCATCTGCACAGCGCCCCAGCGGTCAAAGGCGATTTCCCTGATGTTGAACTTCTCACCGAGCCTTTCAATGAATTTCTCGATGTAGCCGTAATGCACCACGTTGCCTTCCGTGGTCATCAGCACGCCCTGACGCTCCCACAGGTCGTAGGGAACATGGTCGCGCCGGACACGAAGATCCAGAGTTTCTTCCGGTATCCAGAAGTATGGAAGGATATAGTATTTATCCTCCTCATCCAACGGCGGGAACACCAGCACGAAAGCCGTGATGTCCGTGGTGGAGGAAAGATCCAGCCCGCCGTAGCAGATGCGTCCTTCCAGATCATCCTCAGAAACCGGGAAGGCGCAGGCGTCCCACTTGTCCATCGGCATCCAGCGGACGGACTGCTTCACCCACTGGTTCAGCCGGAGCTGCCGGAAAGCGTTCTCCTCGCCCGGATTCTGCTGGGCGGATTCACAGGCGGCTTTGACCTTGTCGATGCCCACCGTAATGCCGAGAGAGGGGTTTGCTTTCTTCCACACCTTGGGGTCCGTCCAATCCTCATCCTCGGCAGCACCGTAAATGACAGAGTAGAAGGTGGGATCGACCTTTCGCCCCTCCGCAATGTCAATGGCTTTCTGGTGTACCTCGTAGCAGATGGAGTTGGTGTCGTTGCCTGCTGTGGTGATCAGGAAATACAGCGGCTGCATCCGGGCGTCCCCGGAGCCCTGGAGCATCACGTCAAAGAGTTTCCGGTTGGGCTGGGTGTGAAGTTCATCGAAGATCACGCCGTGGGTATTGAAGCCGTGCTTGTTCGCCACGTCCGCCGAAAGCACCTGGTAGGAGGAGTTGGTGGGAAGATAGGTAATCTTCTTCTGGGACTCCAGGATCTTTACCCGCTTGGAAAGCGCCGGGCAGAACCGCACCATATCCACCGCCACATCAAACACGATCTTTGCCTGGTTGCGGTCAGCGGCGCAGCCATACACCTCGGCCCGTTCCTCGCCGTCCCCGCATAGAAGCAAAAGCGCCACAGCGGCGGCAAGCTCGGACTTACCCTGTTTCTTAGGGATTTCGATATACGCCGTATTGAACTGACGGTAGCCATTAGGCTTTAACACGCCGAACAGGTCACGGATGATCTGTTCCTGCCAATCGATCAGTTCAAAGGGCTTTCCCGCCCAGGTGCCTTTGGTGTGGCAGAGGGACTCGATGAACATCACCGCATAGTCGGCGGCGTCCTTATCGTAGTGCGAGGTCTTCGCCATAAACCTGGTGGGCTTGTATTTTTTCAGTTTTCGCATGGACACCACCTCCAAAATGGCATAAAAATAAGCCGCATCACTGCGACCTCCAAAATGGTTCTGTACGAGAGAAAGAGCCATGCGGCTCGATCTCAGGTTATTGTCTTTGCTGTTGTTACTGCTGCATCGCCCAGGCGATGGCGTGACCGCCATCCTCGAAAAGTTCTGCGCTCATGGCGATGAGGTTCAGGCGGCACTCAATGTAGCTGTACCCGGTTTCTTCCGGTGTCTCGATGAACTCGTACACCCCGGCAATGAATCCCTTCCAGGCATGGTCGGTGACCAGTACCTTGTCGCCCATCTTCAGCACCGCGCCCTCGCCGGCGGTGACCTTCATCGAAAGGTTCTCCATCGTGCTGGTGTTCGGCAGCCGGTAGCGGTTTACGCAGTTCTCGGTGTAGTCCTCGTATCTCTTAATCCCTGTTTCTTTCATCTTCGTATCCTCCGTTTTCTTCGTTTTCCCTTTCGGTGTGTACATATTCGCTCTAAAAGCACATATTATCAAGTTAATTCTGAGCATAATCTGCACAAAGATCGGAGGAATAAATTGTGTATATCACTCCTGCGTGTGGCGATGGATCGTCTCTATGATCTGCTCCTGCTCTGACGGCTCCACGCCGATGGATTGGAGCGCCTGCCGGGTGCCGCAGTCCGGGCAGATGAGCGTTTCGTTGTCCTCCCGTGAAAGCGCCGGAGCGCCGTGGTAGGTCCTGCCGCACAGCGGGCAGACCGCCATTCGGATCACATTATCCTTCATATCCGCATACCTCCCTGCATTTATCGTAGGCGTCAACCAGGACGTTTTTATCAAAACGGAAGGTATCGTACCCTTCCAGGCAAGTCCTCATATAGAAATTGCTCGGAACCCCAATCGGCCTGTCCTCATGCATGATGTAGGCAAAGGCCGTCACCGTCCTGCGCTTTCCCGTGCGGATGCCTTTGTACTGAAGCTGGATGTCCCGCTTGTAGTAGAAATTGGGGAATCCCTCGTAGCGGTCGAGGGCGGCTTCATCGGTTGCCGTTACCTCCCAGATCACCACGGGAACCATGCTGCCTTCGCATTCCTCGATGGTCAGGTAGGAGCCGGTCTTACTCCCCTTAAAAAGCAGTTCCCAGCCCTTCAGGTTGGACGTGCCGAGGATCGTGGCGTGGGGACAGCGCATCCGCATCTGCGGGACATTTAGATTGCTGCCGTAAGCAATGTAGTATCTTTTTTCTTTCATGGTATCCATCCTTTCCTGGAGGACTTAGGTTACTTGTCCTTCTACCACCCTAAGACCGCCGAAGCGGTCAGGGGCAGGGCATTTAACCTAAATCCTTCAAGCGGCTCTGCCGTGCCGGAAGGCTGTGTCCCCGGTCAGGTTGCGGGTCAGGAAATCCCTGGCCGTTGCGAACTCCTCGCCGATGAAGCCCAGGCGGAGGAGCCAGGTGCGCATGGCGTATTTGGGGTTCTCGTTCTGCTGGGGCTTGGGGCTTGCGGTGCGCACATCCTTTGCCATCTGGCTTAAGGCCAGGCAAAGCTGGATGTAACTCTTGAGCTGTCCTGCGTGGATGCCGCCCCTGCGCTCTGCGGTCGGCTCATCGAATTGGAAAAGCCGGAATTCGACCGTCCCCTTGGTAAAGGTGGCATGGAGGTTCAGCATATGGTAGCGGCTGTCATTGTAGTGGTGGCTCCTGCCGCAGCTTGCGCCGTTGCTGGTGTACCAGATGTCTGCAAGGTGCGCCATCGAGCGGGGCTTCCTGCGGTTGACCTGCTCCAAAAACCGAGGGTCTACCGTGCGGCAGTAGCGGCTCATGCGGCCCCGGTCGAGCTTCAGCGCCTCGGCGATCAGGCTTTCGTGGCTCGCCATGATGTTGGCGAGATTCCGAAGGCTCTGCGGCGTGTGCCCCTGCGCCCCGATGTGGATGTGGACTCCGCATCCTCTGGAGGCGTCGCTCTTCGCTCCAGCGTGTCTGAGCTGCCTGCAAAGCTCCTGCAGGGTTTCGATGTCGCCGTAGGTCAGGATTGGGGTGACCAGTTCGCATTTCTGCTCGTCCGGCCCTGCGATGGAAACGTCCTTCTGGAATTTCCACTCGCGCCCATCCGCATCCCAAGCCGACCAGGTGCTGTACCCGTTGCGGCCGGCAGTGTTCTCATATCTGCCTGTGCCGAAGTAGGCGGCGGCAACCTTCGCTGCCTTCTGGCGGGTGATGCTGTTCATCTCCACCTCGACCCCGATGGTCTGGTTCTTCATCTCTGCGATCTGCCTTGCTGTTTTCTCGTTCATTCTGAAATCCTCCGTTTTTCTGCCCTGCGGCTGTGTGTTTTCCCTTTCGGTGTACACATATTCGCTCTAAAAGAGGATAATAGCAAGTTAATTCCGCGTTATATATTACACAAAGACGACCGCGGGATATTGTGTAGTTTATGGCTTTTTCTCACCGCCAAGGCCAGCCACTACAAGCTGTATCCCAAGCCGGAATCCATCCTTAAATCCCTCGCAGACCTGCAGCCGTTCCAGTTCTGAAGCATTCTCCAAAAGGCGTCCCAGCACTTCCTTTTCCTTATCGCACAACGCCTTTTTTAACCATTGGATGTCCTGATCCACCTGTCCACTGAGCGAGTCCATTTCCGGCGTATTGCCCCTGCGGTTTTCCCACGGCACGATTTTCCCATAATAAAGCTGGTCTAAAATATCCTGTTCCATTCAAGCATCCTCCCCATCCGTACAAATCTTCATACCCATTTTCAGTTCTGCGTATACCCTGGCGTACCGTCCCTGTTCACTTCCCTCAGAGGCAGCTATGGCCCGCAGGAAAAACTGCTCTGCTTCTCCGCGGCTATACCATTCCTCCGTCCTGCCGTAGCAAACAGTCCTGACTGCCGGAATTTTCTTCACGACATCCACTCCGTAAACTACATTCAGGCGGCTGCCGTTGTCCCAGCGCATGAGAAGGGAGCCGGTGTCGTCCACACCTTTGACAGTGCCCTTTGTACCGACAGGCGGGGCCTGCACATCATCCATCCGCACCAGTTCCACACGGGTGCCGGCGGGATATTCACGGCGGATGCGCTCCACGACTTCTCTACTCGGAAACTTCATGGCTCACACCCCCTTCTTGAAAGCGGATGAACCGGTCAGGTTCTTCAGCAGGATTTTTCGTTCTGCCTTATACTCTGTTCCGATAAATCCAAGCCGCAGGAGAAAACACCGGAAGGCGTATTTCTCATTCTCCACTGGCTTCTCAGTCGCCGTCACCCGCTTGGCATTCCTGCTCATCTCGCAGAGTGCGGAGATGAAGTGGGTGTAGGCTTTGACTGCATCGGGCTCGGGCAGCTCCTCAAACCAGGGGAACGCCACCCGGTCATCTAGGATTTCAATGGGAACCTCGCTGATCCCCAGGGCTTTCCGTATCAGTTTGCCCTTGGATTCCAGCAGCTTGGTGAGGTTGCCCACCGCCACTTTATCGAGCGGAATCTCCACCGTAAGCCCCACGTTTTCCTCCTGTGGCCCGGTTCCGCTTTTCTCGGATAATTCCTCCGCCCTTGCATTAAGCCAAGCCTGCGCCATTTCCGCCGGCGCTGCAACAATCCCACGTTCGGCAAGCTGTTCCAGCAGGTTTTCCACCTCCTCGCTGTCAGCCCGGTCATCAAACTCCAGCGTACCTTCTTTCGTTACTGTAAAGTAGTCGATTTCGTAAGCGGCGCTCGGCATCCCTTTGTACTGCGGCCTGACCTCCAGGATTTCCCCGATGGCTGTTACCAGCGCCTTCCTTTCCGCGCCTGTTCTGTGAAATTCAATTCGCATTCTCTGTACCTCCTTGTTTTTCGGTACTACATTAATCACTCTAAGCGGCGGAAATAGCAAGCGAATCCGGCACAAAATATGTCACAACAAAAAGTCCGGGAATTGTGAGTAGTACACAATGCCGGAAAGCACAAAATAGACATTGGGAAGCGCCACGCCGTTGCCCCACATTTTGTATTCGGCGCTGTCGGAGTGGGGATTCTTCAGCCACTTGACGATCTGGTTCCGGCTCTTAGGCTTGGAGGACGTCCCCATGACGGAGCGGTGTATCTCAAACACCTCTGTCCAGAACTCGATCTCCTCCTCGGTCGGCTCGTCTGTCCCAAGCCCGGCGCACCACCCGTCCGGGAACCCCTGCAGCCTGGCACATTCGGTGGGCGTCAATCTGCGGACGATGTATTCCGGCTCGGTCTCATTCACCACAGGCGGGTCTTTATAGTCCCTCGCCATCAAAGTTGGGGATTGTTCTTTAAGCGTCTGGGTGTAAGTGCCGGTAGTCATGCAGTAAGCCACCGCATGGCGGTCAGCGGCGTCCAGCGTAAAGGACACATCCTCATTCACCCCGCTGCCCTGGGGACCGTTCTTGTCAGCCCGACCGATCATGGAACCCTGCAGGGCCACCACGGCCATGCCGCCCTGGTTGCAGGTAGGATTGCCGCCGTTGGCATCCAGGCATCTGGAAGTTTCCGCTTCGTAGAAGCCGCTCTTGGGATTCTCGGATTTCATGGCGTTGCTGTCTTTAGAGCAGATGCCATATACTTTGACCGCCAGTTCATTACACCGGGTCTCGCCCACATCGCAGGTATTCAGTGTGTTCGCCACATCGGAGGCTTTCCACTGCGGTTCTTCATCGGGAGAGTGGGGCCGGGTACCTTTCACAAACGGCACGAATACCGTCTGGTCGTTGTTGCAGCCAAGCGTAGCGGATTTGTTATCCTGGATCAGTGCACCTTTGCCGCCGCCCTCACAGCCAGAGCGGATCTTCAGCGTCTTGGGTGTCTCCACCACAAAGGGCTGGTTGTTTCCGCCTGTGCCATAGGTAGACATGACCGTGGGGGCTGTCTCCAGCGGGCCGGTGTATCTGGTGTCCTGGCTATGGTTTTCATAAACCGCCGCCGGCACCGTACCGGTACGGAGAGTAGGCGAGGTCTCCTCCTCATACCCGATGCCCCTGGCCTGTGCGGAATGCTCGGTACAGAAACCGGCTGCCCCCATCACGCAGGGAGGATGCCCGTGGTTTTCTGCCCGGAGCGTTGCCGCAACGTCCTCCGTCACATCCATGCGGCTGCCGCCCTGATCGTTTAAGCAGACGCAGCCTGACGCTCCAGCGCCTTCCGCAAAAGTTCCGGCAGTTCCTTGCCACGGGCGGAAGCCCTGCGGAGTATACCCAGACACGCCTTCGGACTCAAATAATATTTTTCCGGCACTCCCGCCTGCAAAATCTGCGACAAGGTAGATACGTTTTCTGCGCTGGGGAACTCCCCAGTACTGCGCATCAAATACCCGCCATGCGAGACTGAAATCGTCTGCCATGATCTCCCCGGCGTTTGCCCATCTCTCAGGTCGAGGAGTATGAATTTCGTATCCTTTGACCGAGCAGACCTCTTCGAGGACGGACTGGAAGTCCGCGCCCTTGTTGGAACTGAACGCGCCAGGGACGTTCTCCCAGACGATATACCTCGGATATTTTCCATCGGTTGCACACCTCATTTCTTTTACAATCCGTATTGCCTCATAAAAGAGGTTACTCCGTGAGCCGCCAAGCCCGGCTCTTTTCCCGGCAATGCTCATATCCTGGCAGGGCGAGCCGAAGGTGATGATGTCCACCGGCTCTACCTCTGCGCCGTCCATCCGGGAGACATCGCCGTAATGCTTCATAAAAGGCAGCCGCTTTGTGGTCACCCGGATGGGGAACGGCTCAATCTCCGATGCCCAAACGGGGGTAATGCCGGAGAGCAAGCCGCCCAGGGGGAAGCCGCCGGAGCCGTCAAAGAGGCTGCCGAGGGTCAGTTTGTCATGGAGCATTGACAACACCCCCATCCCAGAAATCAAAAAATGCGCTGTTCTGCGAGAGTTCCGCATAACGCGCACATTTTCCAGCGACTTTTCTTTCAATCCAATCCGGTGCTTTTCCAGTATCGTTATATCTCCCATACTGTCCAAACATACAAAGCATTCCAATATTCCGCGCTTTTACTGCATCTTCAAAGGTATCAAAATAGCCAAGGTGTATCTCTTGCTGGCAGATTTTTATTCTTGCCCGGAATTTGCGCCTTGGCGGATAATAACTCACGCCACTGACACCGGAAGTATTATTTTTCTGCAGCGGCTGGTTCATCTGGTTCTGCTGATGTGTACAATAACGGATATTGCACCTGCGATTGTCAAATGTGTCCAGATTTATATGGTCTATTTCATAGCCCGGCCTGTGTTCAAACAGATAATCATGGAGGGTTCGTCCCTTACAGTCAATCACATAATATTGGCTGCCATTTCCTTTGCTGCCCAGATAAAATTTAACTGTACGAATCTTTTCGACCATATCGGCATCTATCACAAAAATCTGACCGCTTGCCAGTTCCCCATAGGCTACAAGGCCGTCTTCAGAAAACCGATATTTTACATTACTCATCTGCAATTACCTCCGCCATATCAAGTGCCTGTTCGTAGGTATGTTCCTTTCCATCCCGGATCAACAGCACACCATCCGCACTGTTGCCATGCTGGTTCATGTAACGCATAACTGCCACATCTACAAACTTTGGTTCCAGTTCCACCCCATAACAGATCCGCCCGATCTGGTCACAGGCAATCAGCGTGGATGCTGAACCCAGAAACCCATCCAGTACGATTCCATTTACCTGTGTGCTTTGCTGTATCAGATACGCAATGAGAGGAACAGGTTTACTGGAAGGATGACCATGTCCGTCCTCTTTTGAATTCTTGATTCCATCAAATTCAAAGACGGCTTTCTGTTTCTGGTCTCCATACCACTTGTGCTTTCCATCCTTTCTCCAGCCAAAGATGATCGGTTCCATGTTGAACTTCCAGTCTGTCCGCATCAGCGGAGCCCTGGGCTTTTTCCAGATGAGTCCGGCGCCGACCTTGAACCCGGCATCCTCAAAGGCGTCATAAAACACACGCGCTTTCATAGTGGCGTAAAATTCATAGATAGAAGCGTCAATGGCCATGGCATCTTTGAAGTTCGTAAATGCTTTCATGAGGAACTCGTAGGCCTGGGCATCCTCCAGATCGTCGTTTGCGATCCGCCCGGACTGGCTCTCCAGTTTAACAAAATACGGGGCGTCCGTGCAGACCAGGTTGACCTTCGTGTCTCTAAGAAGCAAACGGAACGTCTCCGGGTCTGTGGAATCCCCGCAGATGACGGTATGTTTTCCAAGCCGCCAGATGTCACCTGCTTTGGAAAAGCAGGGCTTCTCCAGTTCCGCTTCCACATCGAAGTCATCTTCCTTCGCCTCATCATCTGTACCAAACAGGTCTGCCAGTTCCTTTTCATCAAAACCGGTCAGCAGGGGATCAAAGTCCATACCCTGCAAGGACTCAATCTCCACCCGCAGAAGTTCCTCATCCCATCCGGCATCCATCGCCATGCGGTTGTCCGCAATGATATAGGCTTTCTTCTGCGCTTCACTGAGGTGGTCTGCAAACACACAGGGAACCTCAGCGATGCCTTCCTCCTTTGCCGCCAGGATTCTGCCGTGTCCGGCAATCACATTAAAATCCCGGTCGATGATGACGGGATTGATAAAGCCGAACTCCCGCAAGGACGAGCGGAGCTTCGTAATCTGCTCTGGGGAGTGGGTGCGGGCGTTGTTCACATAGGGTACCAGTTTTGCAATGGACACAAGCTGCATTTCGGTCGTTGTCTTCATCGCACCAGCCCCCATTCCGCAAATTTCTCAAAACCGCCAAGGCCCTGGATGTATCTCCGGGCAGTCTCCACGATCTCAGCGTAGGGAACACCGTCCACCATATCATCTCCGATGGCGCAGCACAGTTCCACGGGCTTTCCCGTTTCCTGCGCCTTCAGCCATGCGTAGATGTTTACGCTTACATCCGCTTTGGAGAGGTCTTTCCCGTGAAGGCCGCCGCCCGTCACGGAATCGGCCATGTCGCTGCCCAGCTTCCGGTTGGCCGCGCCGGAGTCCACATCCGTGCCACCGGTCCAGTCTCCCAGGGGATTGACCTCGGCGGAAGGATATAACCTTTTTAGTTCTTCCGTAGGCGCATTGCTCTGGCAGAGGATCAGCCTTGCCTCGTCAATGATGTACTTCCCATCCGAGGAGTAAGTGTGATACACACTTTTGGCGATCTCACAGAGGGCTTTCTGCTCCTCCGTGACCGGCATCCCCTTGAAGATGCCATTGTCGCCACAGCGGATTCCTTCTGCCTGGTTATTGGCAAGGCGTCCGTCCTGCGGAACTTCCACATAATCCGTGTGCAAGTTTCCGCCGATGCGATTCACGATGGCGTCCACCTCATCCAGCGGGATGTGTACCGAACTTTCCGCAATGATGTGGCAGACACCGTGACCGAGCAGAACCTCCACGGCGATCCTGGGATTTTCCTCTTTTCTGTACGCCGCATCCACCAGTGCGCCGGCAATACGGTCCGCCACCTTATCCGGGTGGCACGGATTTACTTTCTCAAACATGGCTTCACCCCTTCCTTGCCCGGAGCAATCGCTCCATCAAATCATCCTGGGGAGAAACCTCCCCGTAATCGGTGCTGCAGTTTTCTTTCACGATCTGGAAGATTTCGTTCCAGAGCCGCACCGCCTGGTTCATGTAGTTGATGCCGATGTTGATGAACGGGGACGGGATCGGCTTCTGGGTGGTCGGGTGCTTGGAGAGGAAGCCCATGCGGTTGGTCATCTCCTCGCACTGAATCCAGCGGGCGCTGCACATGGCATACCGCTCCAATAGCTGGGGAGACACCTTCGCCGCGCAGCCCACCTTCTTTAACCACTCCCAGGTTTCCGTGTAGATTTCTTCCGCCTGGAGCGTACTCCCGTCACGCTGCTCAGCGGATAAAAACTCATGGGGCTTTGGCATATCGACACCCTCGACTTCGGGAATGTCCAGCACTTCCAGTCTGCGTCCGCCCGGATTGCCGTTCTCGGCTTTCTCCTTGACAGCGGATTTCTTCCTTCCCGCACCGGGTCTCGCGCCGCCGCGCCCGCCTGTGTTATTGGATTTTGTCGGCATTTTCTCACCCCTTTCCTCGAAAAATAAAGCATCCGCAGCCGGCCGCCCTTAATTACCCTTTTGATTTCGCCTTTTTCGCGCACGAAGCCCCAGGCCGCTGTCCGCTCATGCAGGTCCCGGAGATTTTGACCGCCCCACGGTCACCGGTCGCCAAGCTCGTGATGCAGTTTTGTGTGGCAGGACTGGCACAGGGACATCAGATTGTCCCTTGCATGAGTACCGCCCTGAGAGATGGGAACGATGTGGTGTACCTCATCCACGGGTGTCAGCCGTCCTTCCTTAAGACACATCTCGCAGAGAGGATGCGCCGCAGCGTAGCGGTCACGGATTCGCTTCCAGGCTCTGCCGTATTTCTTGTTGCTGTCGGCAGGCCGCTGGTACCGGTTGTACTCATCCCGCACGGCTTTCCGGTGTTCCTCACAGTAAGGCCCGTCAGAAAGACGGCCACAGCCTGGGTAACGGCACGGGCGCTGTGGTTTTCTTGGCATAACTGCCACCTCCTCCGCCCATAAAGAAAGCCCCACAGGATTGCTCCCATGAGGCTGGCTGTCTTTATGCAGTTTTCGATGCTATCAGTATAACATGGGCAAACGGGAACATCATCCGCGATATTACTCATGCCTTTCCAAACAGCAGGGTTACCAGATGGCTTAAGGCGCGGTTCTTTCGGTTGTAGGCGGAGGAACGCTCAATCCCAAAGCGGTCGCATATATCATAGATGGCGCTTGCTCCGTACTGGTTGTCCTCGCCATAAAAGGTCTGAAGCACATACCGCTCATCCTCCGTCAGTTCTTCCCAGGCGGGGAGGAACCACGCCATGTATTCCAGCGCCTGCCGGTATCGCTCCTTCAAAACATCGATCTCCTCGATGCCCTTGACAATCCTGTCCTCGGAAGCCTGCGGATTGTGGCTGCGGGGCATCCCGTCAAGCTGCGGGCTGCTGACGCCGCCCATTTTCTCATAGGCGCTTTTAATCTCGTCATCCGTGTGGCCGATAATAAATTTCATGCTGCCGTAATCCTTCAATGCGTCCACAGCGGCCGACCGTTTATCAAGATACTTCCAAATAATGCTCATACCCGGTACCTCCAATCAAAGATTTTTTATTTCCCCCGGATTTTCACAGATCGTCTTTGATTGGCTCTTATTTTCGTGGCTTGGCTCAGATTTTCAGATCCGCTTTCACGGCTTCGATCAACGCTGCTTGTGTGGTGTCCTTCTCCGACAGGGCTTTCATGATCCGCTCGTCAATGGTGCCTTTCGTGATGATGTGCTGCACCACCACGGTATCGGACTGCTGCCCCTGCCGCCAGAGGCGGGCGTTGGTCTGCTGGTACAGTTCCAGGGACCAGGTCAGCCCAAACCACACAAGGGTGGAACCTCCGCTTTGAAGGTTCAGCCCGTGTCCCGCCGATGCCGGGTGGATCAGGGCAACCGGGAGTTCCCCGGCGTTCCACCTGCGGATGCTTTCCGAAGAATCCAGCCTGGAAAACGGGATCTTCAGCTTATGGAGCCGTTCCATGATCCGTTCCAGATCGTGCCGGAACCAGTAAGCCACCAGGAGCGGTTTCCCTCCCATGCTCTCGATGATGTCCTCCAGGGCATCCAGTTTCCGTTCATGGATAGCGATGGTCTCTCCGTCATCCATGTATACTGCACCGTTTGCCATCTGGGAGAGCTTCCCGGAAAGAGCCGCGGCATTGGCGGCGGTTATTTCTCCGTCCGGGAGCTGCAGCAGCAGATCCCGCTTGAATGTAACAAATCGTTGCGCTTCCTCCTCGGAGAGATACACTTCATGGCTGGAGGTAACAAATTGTGGCATCCGCAGATAGTCGGTGGATTTCATAGAAATCGTGATGTCGGAGATCAGCCGGTAAATCTGTTCCTCCGCCCCCGGAAGAGGCTTGTAGGAAAACACCACCTGCCCATTACGCTTGTCCGGCAGGAAGAACCGGGTGCGGTACTGCCCGATAAATCTACCAAGCCGTTGTCCCATATCCAGCAGCTTGAACTCGGCCCACAGATCCATCAGCCCGTTGCTGCTGGGCGTCCCGGTCAGCCCCACGATCCGTCCCACCTTTGGCCGTACCTTCATCATGGCACGGAACCGTTTGGACTGGTGATTCTTGAAAGAGGATAACTCATCGACCACCACCATGTCATAATCAAAAGGGATACCGCTTGCCTCTACCAGCCACTGCACGTTCTCCCGGTTGATGATGTAAATGTCGGCCTGCCGTCTCAGCGCCGCCAGCCGCTCCGCCTCGGTTCCTACAGCCACGGAATAGACCAGGCTGCCCAGGTGGTCCCATTTCTCAATCTCTGCCGGCCAGGTATCCCGCGCCACACGGAGAGGCGCAATCACGATGGCTTTGCGGATCTCAAAGCGGTCGAACAGCAGGTCGTTCAAAGCGGTCAGGGTAATGCTCGTCTTGCCAAGCCCCATCGACAGAAGCACCGCCGCAACAGGGTGTGTCTCGATATACTCTGTGGCATATCTCTGATACTCATGCGGATTGTATTTCATCTACGATTCCTCCGATCTGCCCCTCATCATCCAGCACATACACCCGGAAACCTAACCGCCGCAGCATCCGGTGCCTTGCCTGCTGGAGCGGGCGGGGCTTCTTTCCGGGAGCCTTGACCTCCACAAATGCCATCCTCCCACCAGGGAGAAGCGCCAACCGGTCCGGCATCCCATCCAAACCGGGCGACACAAACTTGACTGCCACACCGCCGGCAGCCCTGACTGCCGCCCGGAATTTCTGCTCTATGATTTTTTCTTTCACGAAAACACCTCCGATTCCTTGTATTCCCGGCATTCCAGGTATCCAGGGTGGAGGTCGGTGGAGGTTGTACCTAAAACTCTCCTATAAGTGATTTTTTCTGAAAAACTGCCCTAAAGGGGGTTTTATACCAAGACTTCCACCGACCTCCACCCTTATGGTAAAATGCCCCGTCAAAAATCCTCTGTAATCCGCAGGCCGCGGATAAAATTTCCCGTTTTGGTCTTCTGGCGCATAAATCCTGCCAGCTCCAGCGCATTATAAAAATCCGCTGTACTTCTGGCATACTCACCTGTCCGCATACAATAACTGCGGTATTCCTGATACAGTTCGCCCGACTTTTCCCGGTACGCCTTATCTACCTCGCAGCACTCGCCCAGGAAATGCCCCAGCCAGTCATTGTCCTCCCGGTAGGATTTGATGGCATCCTCCACGCAGGCGGGCGCAGGGATATGGAAATTCCGGCTGATTGCCTTTTTCGCGCCCTCAATGATCCAGGCCATGATCGAAGGCGCAGCTTCCGACACAAGGTAATCCGCATAATTCTTTATATCGCCGCTGCCCTCGATTTTGGCGTTGAAGGGGATCACGATCAGCCTCCGCCACGTCCCCGGATCATTGGCGCCCACCCTCGGCAGGTGGTTGGTATACAGCACCAGCGTATGGCTTGGCGTAAAGGAAAACGGGTCTTTGTACTTCTTCTCCGCAAAAATCTCATCCGTAGAACACATCTGCTTTACCACAGAGGTATTCAGGCGCATTCCTTCCTCCAACTCGGCCGCAATGATCAGCCGCTTGCCTTTGGCCTCGGCCAGTTCCGGCTTCACGTTCCGCTTGCAGCCTACCGTCAGGGTATCGGCGGACATATTTCCACTGTAGGTTCCAAGCACGCGGGCGATTGCGTTCCAGAAGGTGGACTTGCCGTTCCGTCCTTCCCCATAGGCAATGATCAGCGACTCCAGATACACCCGGCCGACCGCCGCCATGCCCACGATCTGCTGTACATAATCAATCAACGCATGATCCTGGCAGAAAATCGTATCCAGAGCATCCAGCCACAAATCCTTTCCCCGGTCACCGGGCACTGCCGCTGTAATCTTTGTAATGTAGTCCTCCGGGCTGTGGTCACGCCGGCCTTCCAGCCCGTCCGGCAGGTAATAAGTCCCATCCGGTGTGTTCAAAAGGAAACCGTCCCGGTCCAGGTCAGACACGCTGATCTCCAGCATAGGCTTTGCCGCCTGCAGGGCAGACACCACATATTTCATATCCCGCCGTTTCATCACAAACGCCTGGTATGCCAATGCGGATAAGTAAGCAAGATAGGCATCGGTCTGGCCGCCGCTGATTTTCTTTTCCAGCGCCTTGCCGCCGGCCGTGATGTCATCTTCCGCAACGCCCGCATCCAGAAGAGCCTGTTTTGCCCGCCGGACGTCATCCTTTGCGTCCGCAAGCTGCAGATCCAGAAATTCCTCCGCAGCCCCGACCGCCTGCTGCTTGGATTCAATCCAATACTCGCCGCAGAAGCGGATATAATCGGTAGCTGCTGTGTACCGCAGTTCCACACCATATTCTTTTGCAAGCACCTTAGCCTGCCCGATGTCGGAGTAGTCCGCTGGCTTTAACGTCTCCCGGCAGAACTCATCGTTATAATCCTCTGGAGACACATATCCTTCCTGGCTCTGCACCTTCTCGGCAAACCGGCAGGCACTCTGCCAGATGGAGGCAAGTTCCTCATCCGGGAGCGGCGGGTCACACTTATCCGCCTCCTCCATAAAAATCTGATGCGCTTTTTCAGTTGCCCCATACCGTTTCACCACACGGCCCGCAAAATGAGACATGGTGGAATTGCGCTGCCCCTGGGGAATACTTTTCTCCTGGGACTTCACAATACAATCGATGGTGATCTCTCCTTCATGCCACAATATTTCCTCTGTGGGGTTACCGAAGATGAACCGGGCAGCATCCAGAGCATGGGCGTCGAAAAAAGAGAATTTCTGCTGGATTGCCCGTTTCAGCGCCGCACAGGCATTGCTGTCTGTGATTGGGTCATGGGGAAAGTACACATGGAACCTGGGCCGTGCGGATTTTCCATCCTTTGGCTTTCCATTGTTACGGCTCGGCACTACAGCAAACGCCACCTCATGTCCGATCTGCTCCAGCAGATCTTCCGGTCGAATCCAGTCCGCCGGATCATCAGAGTGGTCGTTATCACAATCCATGACCTCTGTATCAGCAGAGAGGAAGTTTTCACCGCTCCTCCGATAGTTCTTAAACTCCGCGCACACATGGTCGAAGGCCATCACTTCCAGAAAGTCCTGTTCGTTATCTACCACACGCTTATTGGGATACAGGCTGTTTTTCGCATTCCCCCGGCAGTTCGCCGTATAAAAAGTCATTCGCATTCCCCTTTGACCTCCTCCAATTCTTCTGTAAAATACCGCACCGGTATGTTCTTCCTTTCCGCTTTCTCAATCTCTGCCCGCATACCCGCAGATATGACACTGCCGAACACCCACACCTGTTCACATTTCGTGAGCAACACCATTCCCATGAACAGGGCAAGTTCCCGTTCCGCCGGGCTGCCGTCATTCATAAACTGCGGATAAAGCAGATGAGGAGCCAGCGGGATGCAGGTATTCCGTACCGCAAAACGGCTGTATATCCTTGCCATGTTCACATTCCGTTCCACATCGCCAGCGTAGGGAGAACATATATAGACCAGCGGCCGGTATACACGCTTTGCTGCCTTTTCCTCTTTCTCAATATTGGAGAGGGCTTCATAGACTGTCGGGTCATAGTAGCCCTCGCTGTTATATTTGTTAATACCCATAGGCTGCACCTCCTTCTAATCCTTCTGATAAAACTCGCATTCGTATCCGTCCGCCCGGAGCTTCAGCCCTTTCGCCCAGGGCGGCGTCCTTCCCATCTGTTCGCACACCGCTGCAACCGACATCCGCCGGTCGGCCTCGATGATAATCTCGTCATGCACATGGGCGACAATGGAGCAGTTTTTTAAGGTCTGCATGGCATAGCAAAGAATATCGCGGGCGGTACCCTGGACGATATTCTCCACAAACTTGGGGCCGTAGCTTTCCAGCCGTTCCCATTTCTTCGCACCGCTCACGCCCATGTAAGCCACCGACTCCCCGCCAAACTGGTTCTCTCCGATCCTCGGTTTCACATAGGCAAGCCGTCGGCCGGAAGGAAGGGTGATGAAGAGCATGGCGCTCCGGTAATCAAAGCGGAGCCCGTGTGTCTCCGTAGGTACTCTCTGCCTGATACAGTCCTTTACTGCCCGATCCACAGCCCACCAAAACTTCGTGATCATGGGATTGGAATCGCGCCACGCATCTACCAGGGGCTGCAGTTCCTCCTCGGCAAGCCCCATCTCCAGCGCCCCCATGGATTTCAACGCGCCTACCGACCCGCCGTAGCCAAGGGCCAATTCCGCGATTTTCCCTTTCTGCCGAAGATGCCCATTGACACCGTGCTTCTCCACTGGCACATGGAACATCTGGCTTGCCGATGCGCAGTAAATGTCACCGCCATCCTCAAAAACCTTAAGCCGCCACCGCTCCCCGGCAAACCAGGCGATTACTCGCGCCTCGATTGCAGAAAAATCCGCTACAATGAACTTCCTGCCATCCTGCGGCACAAATGCCGTACGGATAAGCTGGGAAAGGGTATCCGGAATATCCTCATAGAGCATGGAAAGGGCTTCGTAATTACCGCTCCGCACCAATGCCCGTGCCTGTACCAGATCGGATATGTGGTTCTGAGGCAGATTTTGAAGTTGAATCAAACGCCCAGAGTTACCAGTTACCCATACACGCCCATTTCGCCGGACAAGGAAAAATCCTGTGGAAGTCTCTGCGCAGTAAACAGTCCCATCAAACTGAAATTTCTTCGGCTTATTTCGTACCTCGTGGCAATTTTTCGGAGTCAACCAAATATCCAACACATAAGCTACACTCCACTTAGGATGCTCCTCTCTGCGGTCTTTGACCTTTAACTGTGCTGCTCTTCCTGTGATATGGGCAAATGCCTGCACTATATCCGCATTTTGCTTGTTGCAGGTTACATACTGGATACTGTTTTTCGCGCTTCGGTAACCGTCCCAATATACCAGTTCATCAAAAAATACATCCGCACTTTCATCAAACAGCCATGTGTCAAAGGTTTTATTGCGAAATATTCTCAACCACAGTGGGACATTGCGAGAAATTATTTTAAACTGATGCCGCGGTCTTGGATTTTCTTCATACACTCTATATGTGAATGTAATACCCGCAGCTCGGAGAAGCATTTTGCAACGTTCCACTTTCCGTAATTTTGTAAAACCAAGTAGAACACTCCCGTCATCTGCGAAGCAACCGTCAGCCTGCACCATCACCAATACTCGTAGGATGCTATGTTCCATCCCGGATGTCGTCTGACGATACCCGGTAAAAGGGATGCTGGGACGATAACACTCCATATTTTCCACGGTATCAACCATCCATTCTCCGCCATAACGCCTTTTGACATACATCTTGTGTTCCGGCGTACTGATTTGCGAGATGCGTTTATCACAATACTCGTACATCAATCCTTTGTACGGAAAATTAAGTGCATTTGCTTTTTGAAATGATACCGCTTCTCCATTTGGATTCCAGCAGGCAATTCTGCCGCCACGCCACTCATCCAATCTGATCCATCCCTTATCCGTCAAAACTTCATGATCCCCCGTAAGGCAGAACCGGCCGGTGCGGTTGGCTCCGTAAAACTGGAACATTCCGTGCGCCCGTCCGTCTGCGCAGACTGCGTTCTCCATCGCCGTGTATTTCTTCACGCTGCTCTTGGCGAGCTGCTGCCTAAGTGATAGAACCTCCCGCAGCGGCTCCGGCGCTGTCTTAACCAGCTCCGCCACCGCTTTCTTTCCCAGGGTGTCCGTTTCCAATCCGTGGTCAGCCAGCCACTGTTTCATCTGCTGTACGGAATTGGGGTTTTCCAGTTCCGTCAGTTCCCGCATGGCGGCAGTCAGCCGTTCACGGGAGCGGGCATCTATCGCAATGGCCTGGCGGACCAGTTCCATATCCACGCCGATACCCCGGTCATTGATCTCCTGGTCGAGATGGTATTCCTCCCAGATGGCGTTTGGCACCGGGAAGTTAGAGAGCCTTTTCTGTATCTGCATTTCCGTCTCCACATCCCGCAGGTTATATGCTTTGAACCGCCTCCACTTTTCCCGGTCATGCTTCGGCAGGTTCCGCATCCTGCCACCATTTGTTTTGGTCGGTTTGCAGGGAACGCAGAAATAGCGGATCAGGTCTTTACCCTCCGTCAACTTCTGCTTCTCCAACCCCAGAGCCGCTCCAGCACTTTCCAGAGAGAGAGGAAGCCCCAGCGTGGCAGACCACACCATCGTGCAGTGCCAGCCTTCCGGCTCCAGCCATTCCCCCAGGAAGTTTGACAGGCACACCCGCTCAAACATGGCGTTAAACGCCCACTTGGTTACAGAGGTATCAGACAATGCAGAAATTACATCTTCCGGGATCTGTTCCCCGCAGGCCAGATCGACCACCCGCACATCTCCGCCGTCCACTGCATATCCAAACAGCAGGATTTCAAAGGCGGGGGAAGAGGCATATTTATACACACCACATTTGGAGAGATCCACGTCCGAATATGACTCAATATCGATAGACAAAGTCCTCATTTCTCTTCATCATCTCCTTTCAACTGCCCAAAGGGCGGCAGGGGAATACCCCCCGCCACCCGGTATCGGCAGTTTCCTGCGTTAGGAGAGGAAATCCTCATCCTCATCCGCGAAATCATCCTCCGGGCGGGACTTGCCGCCCAGCGGCTCCCCGTCCCGAACCTTCTGTAGGTTATTCAGGCCGCAGGCAATCCCCTTATTGCCATTGGAATTGAACGCATAAAAGTTGATGCTCGCCCTGCCGTACACACCGCTGTAAACCTCGGAAGTATCCAGGATCGGCTGGCGGTCCGCATCCACGATGCCCGGAGCCGTGGCGCTGTTGGCGTTGACGAAGTAGGCGTTTGCGTAGGCTTCATCGTCCGGGCGCTCCGCATCCCCGTCACGGAGCGGGGTCTTTAAAACGGAAAGTGCCGGGACACTCCGGCCGTTGCCTTTCAGCTTAGCCTCGCCCTCCTTGTAGGCAGCCTCGATAGCGGCTTTGATCTTGTTGATGGTGACCGTATCCGACTTGGGGATGATCAGGCTGACGCTGTACTTGGGGGTGCCGCCGTTGATAGACTTGGGCTGCCACACGTTGCAGTAGCTCCATCTGGTATTGGGGCCGGTGATCACTTTCATCGGGTTCTTGACTTTATTTGACATTCTGGTTTCCTCCTCAATCTTTAAAATCATTCTGTGCCGTATTCATAGGCTGCCGCTTATCGGACAATGGCACAAGGACGGGCTTGCCCTGGGGCTTTTCGATCAGTCCTCCCAGCAGCTCGTCAAACTTCTTTTTGCCCAGGAGCTTCTGCATCTCCGTAAGACCCAGCACCTTTTTGGCATAGGGATCATACCCTGCCTGGGAAACGGCGTCGGCCACCGCTTCCTCGCTGATGTACCGGCGGTTGGAACGTCCCTCCACCACTTTATAGCCAGGATACTCCGTCCCGCTGAGTGCCTGCCGGAGTGCGTATTCCTTCACATCCGCAGCCCAGACAGCCAGTTCATCCACCTTGTCCAGGATGGCGGCGATCTCCGCATCTTCCAGGATATCGGGCATCTCAAAATCATATTTCGCCAGTTCCAGGTTGTACTCCGCCCGTTTCCGGCAGACCGCCTTCGCCTTGCAGAACCGGCACCAGTCCCCGCAGGCAAACTCCCCGCCGCCCTCATAGGCCAGTTTCGCCTTATAGGTCAGGTCATTGCAGGCCCACTGCAAAAGGTCATCCTTTGCCATGACACAGACACTCACGTTATCCCGGCGTGGCTGGAAGATGCTCATGCGGACGGTATCAATGTCATAGATGCCGTCAAACAGTTCCAGAGCGCCCAGGGCATACAGCATCATCTGGGGATTTTCTACCGCAGACACCTCCACGCCTTTCCCATGCTTGTAATCCACAATATCGAGAGTACCGTCTGCAATGATGACGCAGTCGCCGGTTCCGAAGCCGTCTTTGACGAAACGGGAAAAGTCCAGACGCTGCTCAATCAGCACCACCGGGTCTTTGCAGGATTTCTTTGCGCCTTCCACCAGTTCCAGCACATAGGCCGCATAGTCCAAGGCGCACTGCTCCATTTCCTCGTTGTAGAAGGAAAGGTCCTCCGTTGGGTCTGCGGCATCCATGCCAAGCGCCTGTTTCAGCTTGTATTCACACAGGCTGTGGGCGTCCGTCCCTTCCTGGGCGTATTCGCTGCCCGTATCCTCATACTTCTCGCAAAGCCTTGCGGAAGGCGGGCAGTTCAGCCACCGGTGGCTGGAGGAAGCGGAAAGCAATGCGTGTTTTCCCATCACAGCACCTCCGCTTCCGCAAGGAGCGCCGGATACTCCGCCGGGTCAATGTCCGACAGCTTATCCGCACCGTGCTTGATCAGGAGCGCCTTTATCTCTGCCGTATGGCCGGCACGGGACTTCTCCGCCAGAGCCGCCCGCACCTGTTCCAGCGTCAGCGGCTTTGGCTCTGGCTTCTCCATAGGCGGCTCCACTTGCTTTGCTGCATTTTTCTTTTCCGGTTTTTGAGCCGGCTTTTCCTCCGTGGTTTGATCCGGCTGTTCCTGCCCGCCCTGTGCTACAGCGTCCGCCACCGCCTGCAGGCTGTCCGCCAGAGAGCGGAGATCGGCTACCACATCCAGAAGAAGTTTTATCTTACTCATGCGCCAGCCCTCCTTCCGCAACCTCCCGGATCGAGAGTTCCTCCACGGAACTGCCCGGAACAATGACCGTCAGCCTGACCTTGTCCCCCAGCATGAAACGCATGAACCGCTCCCGCACAGAGACATTCCGCACACTGACTGCTCCGCTGTTCACAGGCTTTTTTGAAACACGGATCTGTAATGTGTGTTTCATCTCATCACCTCTGCTTTCTGAAGGACGGTATCGGGATGTCCTTCAACATACGGAGATTTGAAGCACGGTTTGAGGGGGGATGTCTCAGAAAAATTTCAAAAACTTTTTCCTGGCCCCTTCGATGGATTCCCGGATGGACTTGATATCCTTGCCCTCCCTGCGGGCGATCTCCCGAAGGGATACCCCTTCGGCCAGCATCAGCAGCCTGCGCCGCTGTACTTCCGAGAGCTGCTCGAACGCCTTTTTGATCCGCTGGTTTTCAAGCTGCAGAAAAAGTTCTGTCTCTGGAGTACTGCCGTCCGCATAATCCTCGCCTTCATATTCCGCCGCATCCAGGGAATAGCAGTGATACCGCTCCTTCCGGTCCTGATTACTTTCCTCCCGTCTGGAATCCAGAATCAAGTTTCCGATTTCTTCTCTGACCTCTACGTCAGAGGTCTCACCGTTTGCAAATGTGTAATTGATTTTCAATTTGCCGTTCTCCTTTCGGAGCCCGGCAGGCGGCACCTCTGCCGCTAAAACGAAAAAAAGAGCCTGACAAGCAGCACAAAAGTGCCGCTTGCCAGGCTCAATATCCCATCTGTCTTTCTTTCAAGACAGCGTGATGAAGGGGCAATCACAGGTTATGGAATGAAATCACCCCCTCGTGCATCATGCTCAGACAAACGCCGCACCGGTTTCCCGGCTTCGCTGTCCGTTGCCCGCCCGTCATATACATTCCTTATGAGGGCTGTCGTATTGCCGCAGCTATCCGGTAAGTCCCGGAACCAGCCCGGAACATTCGGTGGTAGCTATTCAGTTTTGATGATCCCAACCTCTGCGCCGCAGTGCCCGCACTTTACATATAAATCGGGATACCGGCCCTTATGGGGGATCTTGGTCAGTGTCTTTGTACCCTTTACTGCGTCCAGCAGCTTCCACCCGCATTTCGGGCAGTACACTGGACGCATTTTATCTCTTATGTCATTCTGTTCAACCTCCTTCTTGCTTTGGCGCAATCCAGTCACTCCTTTCCGCCAGAGCCAATCCGGCTGCCGGGGAGCAGACCTGCGATCTGTGCGCAGCTATTCCACAATGTCCGTGAGCCAATGCGCCACCGGCCTGGAAAGAAGCCGCGCGTTGAGGTACGCCATCTCTAAAGTGAGGCAGGTGTTCCCCAAGTAATACCCGTCCATGATTGTAAGGGTCATGGCAAGGTCTGGCCGCTCCATATCGGTCAGGCAGATCGGCAGCAAGTATTGTACCCGGCCCTGGTACCCCTGCGGAACTACAATACTCGGTTCCACCACAGCCTTCCGCCGCGCCAACTCAACTGCCGTTTCCAAAAGCAGGGGCAGGTTTTGCGCTTCGCGGATTTCTGCCGGGATACGGGAAAGGTTCTCCTCATCGCCGAGGATATGATCCACGTTGACGCGAATCGACCACTCCGGGTTGTAATTGACGCCATATTGCGTCATATAGTAGCTGGGTTTCTTCGGCAGCGGGGAGATATATCTCAACCACGGAGCCATCTCATCAAAAAAACCTTTAAAATGCCAGTACAGTGTAGAATTTCTTTTCTTGTTGCGGTCAAAGCAGGCATAGATTGGCTTATACCTGCGGGTGTAAAGGCCGGTATGGAAACAGGCGTGTTCATTCTCCACATGAAAAAACTTCGCCGCCTGTTCTGGATTCTTCTCATTGCTATAATCAATCACTTGCTTTTTATAGATGGAATGTATATATCGTTCCAAGATTGGCGTATCCGCATTTTTCGTAGCATGATCCGCATTCTTAAACCTCCACGGCTCCGGCAGCGCCAGCTTTGCCAGTTCGTCAAGCTGGAGGTACCAGTACGGAACATATGCCGATGCAAACAGATCAGTTAGCAGCATTATTAACTCCTCCAATTATTTTTTATCGCCTCCACGAGCCTCATCTGTATCTGGATTTTCATGTCCTCATCCAGCTCCCGCATGATTTTTCCATCCGGGCTTATCCGTTCAAAGGTTGATACTGCTGTAATGTATGGATTAAAAATCTCCAGAATCCGCTCCAGGGCTTTTTCTTCTCCGTTGGATGCTCTCTTAATAAGGTCATCACTCAATTCACGGATCACGCCCTTGTCCATGTAGTTCATAGTATGATTTAATTCTTTTGAACGCACGCCGTCTGAGGTTATACACCGTGCGTACCGTAACCTCCAGTCTTTCTGCAATTTCCCTGTCTTTCAATTCCAGCCAGAAGTCATAAAGAATAACTTTCCGCTGGTCATCCGGCAGGGATTTCAGTGCTTCAAACAGCATTTCGCTCTCTACCGCACAAGGTTTCCCATCCACTACCAGAATCAAATTTTCCACTGTGTATGTATCCTCATGCGCCAGTAGTTCAAGCAAATATTCCACCGGTTCCTCACCCGTGGCGTCATATTCTTTCCGAATGCCTGCTGCCCGTTTGATATTGCTGCATTCGTTCTTGATCACCTTAAAACAGAACTTAGCAAACTTGCGGCAGTTTTCTTTTTCATTATTGGAGGGTGCCACTGCTCATCCCTCCTCTCCGTATATATCGGGCTGTGTCTTTTTGCCTCCTCGCTTATATAGAACACATCTCACACAGGCAAACCGGAAAGGTCATGAGAATATTTTTTTAAAATCTTTTTATGTTTATGGCGGTAAATCCATCTGCAATAGCTTTTAAGAACCGTCCATTATTGAAACTTCTATGACATGGAAAAAGGTCAATCCGCACAAGGCAGACTGACCTTTCCCGGCAAGTAACAGGCTGATATTATCTTGCTTTGTCCTCATTATTTACAGATTCTTTGAGTTTGGAGAAGCTCTCATCGCTGATGATGTGTTCAATCCGGCAGGCGTCGGCCTCCGCAGTTTTGGGGTCAACGCCTGCGGCGATAAGCTGCTCGGTAAAGAAGCAGTGGCGTTCATAGATTTTTTCAGCCACCTCGCGGCCCACATCGGTCAAATGGAGAAAATGATCCTCGTCCATTGTAAGAAAGCCTCCATCCCGCAAAATCGCTACCGCATGACACACGCTGGGCTTTGACACCTCCATGTGCCGGGCCACATCTACGGAGCGCACCATACCGAGTTTCTTTTGGAGAACAAGGATAGTTTCCAGGTAGTCCTCCCCGGACGCATGAAGTATCAGTTACTCTCACCTCCTATCTGCTATAAATAGTGCAGTTATAGATCATAAATTTGGTTATTTTCCAGTCTAAGACAACGGTCACAAGCTGATTCAATCAATTCAAAATCATGGGTAATAACTAAAACAAAATAGTCCTTTTCCGCCAGCGCTTTAAGCGTTTTACTGACTCGAAGCATATTGTCATAATCTAATCCACTCGTAGGTTCATCAAAAATCAGAACCCTCTTATTGGATAAAAGGGCAGTAACAACTGCCAGTCTTTGCTTTTGTCCACCTGATAAAGTCTGCGGATGTTTTTCCCTGAATTGATAAAGGTCAAATTCTTTCAGCAACTCATTAACATCTGCTTGTGAAGCCATACTACCTAAAAAACATTCCGCTTCAACACTTTCAGCAAACAGTTGATGATTTACATCCTGCATAACCAAATAGCTTATCCTTCGACGTTGCTTGGCTAATAGTTTCCCTTCATCTAAAAAAATGTCACCGGTTGCCTCTTTATGTAATCCGCATAAACATCTTGCAAGCGTGGTTTTGCCAGCACCATTACGTCCTGTCAATGCAGTAACTTCGCCTGAATACAATGTAAAATTCAAATCACTGGCAACACACTTCCTCTCGTAAGCCAAATACAAATTTTTGAATTCAAGTTTGTGCGAAGCTCCATCGTGTTTGCTTTTGGCTGAAAAGGCTGATTGATTTTCTAATTGTCTAAGTCCTCGATAACGTCTCCATTCATCACTTTTTTGGTAGAATGATGTTGCTTCATATTCTTCGATCAGTTTGCCGTTTTCAAAAAGGAAAATTCGATCAACAAGTGACTTTAGCCAATTTAAACGATGTTCCGCTATTAATATAGTTTTGCCGCAGGCCTTTAATTTACCAATGATTTTAGCAATTTGTGCAGTAGCGTCCATGTCTAAGTTAGCTGTCGGTTCATCTAAAACTATGATTTCTGGATTTGTAGCATAGGCACAGGCAAAAGCAATACGTTGTTTTTCACCTCCAGACATTGCAAACATACTTTTCCCGAGCAATGGTTCGAGTTCCAATTCTACGATTGTCTTTTTAAGTCTCGTTTCGACTTCTTCAAGAGCTGTTCCTTGATTTTCCAGTGTAAAGACAATCTCGCTTTCTGGATCAATATTAAAGAATTGACTTTTAGGATTCTGAAAAACACTAGCCACAATATCAGAAATTTGATACATAGCTAGTTCTTCAATGTTCTTTCCACCAAGAAAAACAATCCCTTGCTTTTTTCCTTCCACAAAATTAGGAATCAAACCATTTATCAGTTTGGTAACCGTTGTTTTCCCACATCCACTTTTTCCACATAACAAAACGCACTCGCCTGGTCGTATCTCGAAATTAATTTTCTGGACTCCGCCAGAAATTTCGTTATCATACAAATAGCTAACATTTTCCAATTTAATATGAGCATCAGCCATTTGCTCTAACATAAAC